AGTGGTTGTCCTCGAACCAGCGATTCATCTCCCACCACAGAGCGCACGAGATAGTGCTCCACCCCATTTCCTGTTTGTCCAGGCTGCGGCCCACCATCCGGCCCACCATAGTACCCTGCGCGTTGCGGGCCGAATCCACCAGACGGCTGGTGGTGAAAGGTGCCTTCCCCTGATCCGGGTAAGGCACCGCGATTACATAGTTATTTTTGTTGGTGGAGGGGGTCGTTCCCAGATACAGAAAGCCAGTGGCTTCTTTCAAATCAATAGGCATCTGCGAATGCACCTCCAATCTTTGCGCCCCGGTTTGCCTCGATCTTCGCCATGGCCCGGTACAGCACCTGGCCGTCCAGCTTCACCTCGATGGGCTGGCTCACATACAGCTGGGCCGCGCCCGCGCCGCCCAGCACGTCCGCCACCGCCTGGCGGATGGTCTCCAGCGGGGCCTCCACGTTGGTGCCCCGCCGCTGGTCGCCCACCACCGCCAGAAACGGATTGTTGGCCGGAAGAACCGCGCCCCGAGCAAGTTTTGGAATCTGAGGCGGGTCGAACTTCGCAAAGTTGAATCCGATGGTCTCACCGCCGATTCCCTGTACCCAGTCAGGCACTGTGAAACTGAGCGCATTGATTTTATCAATAATCGCGTTCACGCCCAGCGCCACCGCACGCAGCACAGCATTGATCATATCAATTACCGTATTCACTGCTCCTTTTAGCACTCCCACAATGCCATCCCAGACACCGCCAAAGATGTCCTTGATACCATTCCAGGCCTTTTCCCAGTCCCCGGTGAAAACACCCGTCACAAATTCACAAAGGCCCTTCAGGATGCGAATCACCGCACTCACAATATCGCTGATCTTGGCGAATGCTGTAGCGAATGCGTCCACCACGAATTTGATTGCTTCGGCGAGAATTGGGGCGAATATATCCACCATCTGTTGGACCCAAGGATAAATATATTCATTCCAGATCGCGAGGACCATCTCTGCAAACGCACCAAAAAGCTCCATGAGGTTACCCCACAAAGGTTTCATGTGCTCACTCCACAACCAGTCGATCTGTTGCATGATTTCTTCGAGCACAGGCTTTACCAGGTTGTAGTAGACATCGGAGAGGATATCTCTTACAGACTGGAATCCCAGAGCAAGACCATCCAGGATTGGCTGACCGTATATATCCCATGCCCCTTTGATGCCGGTAAACATATCCTGAATAACCTGCTGTAGAAAGCTAAACAGCGGCAGCAAAAAGGAATTGATCAGATCGCCAATAAGATCGCATGCCCATTGGAATTGCAGCGCAAACTGCTCCATGATAAGACTACCGACATCCGCAAATATCGGCGCAAACGTCTCTGAAAAAGCATTCGTCACGCTAGGGATAAAATCTCCCAGAATGTACTCACCCAGCGGGCGCAGAGCAGTATCCCACAATTCCAGCGCGCTCCCCTGGATAATGCCCCAGGAACTTTTTGCCGCTCGGGACAGCTGATCGAAGGCCTTACTCCAAGCGGCGATGCTGGGCGCAAAGAGTTGCCCGATCTGTGCGATCAACTGCTTAATTTTTTCCAGAATCGGCGGTACTTCCTGTGCTTCGTCCACCGCTGCTTCAGGCACAAGGTTTGCCACACCTCCTGTACCACCACTGGCGGACGATCCGCCAGAACCAGCTGAACCGGTATCCTGCTGCAGCACGTTCAGTTCGTCGATGCTCGTGGTCGCAGTCCTGGCTGCTTTGGCTGCCGCTTTGGTACCGTCAGCCAGCTCTTGCTCACCCGCTGCCGCGGCTCCTGCGCTGGATGCGATTCCAGCATTTGCCCCTTCAATAGCCGCGCCAGTCGCCTGGATCTGCTTCTGCGCACCTCCAAAAATGGACGTAATCACCGCATTGAATACGTTGGCCATATTGATAAGGGCGGCCACAATGGTATTGAGCATTTTGACCACCGGCAGAAGTACCGTAGTAAGAGCCTGACCGATGATGCTCATAAACTGCTGCCACTGCATTGACAGAATACGGGTTTGGTTGGCCCAGCTGTCCTGCGTACGCAGGAAGTCACCTTGAGCCAGCTTCAGCGAATCCATCACAAAACTGTATTGCAATGCAACTCGCTCGGCCTGGCTCATGGCCTGAATGTTGCTGTTCATCCCGTTGGCCATGGCATACTGCTGCAGGTTTGCCTGCGTCATGACCACGCCCAGGTCCTTCAATGCCTCAGTTTCACCGGTGAAGATGCTCCGCAGCTTGTACGCCGCATCCTCCTGACTGAGGTTGAAGAAGCTGGCCACATCGCCAGACAAGCCGGTCAGCTCAATGGCCATATCGCTGGCAGCCTCATCTGCTACGCCCATACCCTTTGCCATGGCCATATAGGTGCTGCCGGTCTTTTTGGCCGCCAGCTCACTCATGCCAAAGCTGGTGATCGCAGTGTCGGCGAACTCCTCCATCTTGTAGGCCATGCCGCCGAAGGAAACATCTACAACGTTTTGCACCTCGGCCACATCGCTGCCCAGCTGAATACAGGCAGCGCCGAACTGGATTACTTTCTGTACGGCAAATGCTGCAGCAAGTGCTGCTGCCAGCTTCCCGGCAATCGAACGCAAACCGCCCAGGCTGCCGCTAACCTGGTTCACACCACGTTTAAATCCACTATTATCCAGCGCCGTACTGATTGTTACCTTTCCGTCTGCCAATTACATCGCCTCACTCTCCCAACAGTTTTTTCAGGCGCTCCTGCTCGGCCAGTTCCCTCGCCGTGTAGCGGGGCCGCAGGTCCACCTCAGCTTTGTGCTGCTGATAGTAATCCCTCTCCCAGCCTTCCAGCTTTTTGCCCCGGCGCCGCTTATCGCGAATACTCACTACTGTGGACAGCTGACCCTCGCCGATGGCCCCGAACCAGGCAAGGAAGGTCCACCAGTGCACGAAGGGCAGGGCCCGGATCTCGCACCCGGCCACCTTGTTCACATCTGCCACAATCATTCCCTGATCATGCTCCCAGTCGATCAAACGGGGGCCAGATGGGCCGGTATCTTCCACGCCGCCCGCGATGAAGATCATCATCTGGCGGGCCGCCTCTTCCTGGTCCTTCTGGGGGATGCTGTCCCAATCCTCAAAAAACAGCTTCAGGGACACGAAATACCGCACCCGCTCATCCTCATCCGGATTGTTCAGCCAGCGGATGACCTCCAGCACATCCCGGAAGTCGGCATTTATGGCATATTGCCGGCCCTGAACTTCCAGTGCCTCCGGCAAACTCCAGCGGTCCATTATTTACGGCCGGCCGCACGCCGGGCTTCGCGGTTCGCCTGAGCCTTCGCCACGGCCGCGTTCGCCTTATCCTCGTAGAAGCGGCTGGCACCGTCCATAATGATGGGGCGCAGCGCATCCAGAAGATTGGTCACTACTCGCTCACCGTTGCCAGCTACCGCCATCAGATTCACGCCACCCAGCAGCCGGTCGAAGTCATTTTCCTGGCCGAATGCCTCCTGCAGAGCGGCCTTGGTTTTCCGATCAGCGTCAGCCAGGAGAGCAAGGGCTGCAACGCCGTTGTCCTCTTTCGGGAGCTGGCCGGCCTTCTCCACCAGCTCATTTTCCACGGCCTGGATCTTTTCCAGCATCCCCGTAAACCGGTTATACACATTGGGATCGCTGGGATTGAAACGCAGCACACCGCTGCCGTTAATTTCGAACTCCTGCACACCGGTGTCGATGCTCAATTTCTGTTTTGCCATACTGACCTCCTTACAAAGCGACCCGGCCGGTGACACTCTTTCCGGCCGGGTGTATGCTTACTCTTCTTCGTCCACAGTGAAGGTTTTGGTATCCACCTTAAAATGACCCTTCACAGGCTTTCCGCTGTAATGCAGGTTGAATGGGATCTGGTAACCGGTGGAATCGCCGCCGTAGCTGCTCACCTCGATTACCGCATCGTCCTTTACCGCAGGATAGCCTTTTTCCGGATCTGCCTCCTCCCACAGATGCACCTCCACCACAGTGGTATTGCAATCATCCAGAATCTTGCACTCATCAATGATGCCCTGAAGCCGAGCAAAAAGAGGATCATCTTTCTCCGCGTAGTAAGGCTCTACGCTGCCGCTCTTCTCATAGCTGGTCAGCATGATGCTGCTTTCGCCCAGGATGTTCTGCTTTTTCTCCACGTTGGCGCTCAGCTCAGGGCTGTATTCCTCCAGATCCTTGCCCAGCCGCACATAGTTGGGGCTGCCCTTCGATGCGCCGGGGAGTGCTGCATCGATATAGTGGGCCATATACTTTCGTTCGATTTTTGCCATCAGATCACCTCGTACTTTTCTTTGAATTCTGCGCTCAAAGCCACGATGTAGAGCCCAACTCCATCCTGGTCAGTGTCGTACAGTTCGCCGTTCTGTGCCTTGATGCGCTCCTGTTGTTGATCGATATTGCCAAAGGTAGGGGCCTTGTGCGTAATGCTCTGCTGCTGGACCCAGCGCTGGAAATCCAGCACCCAGTCAGCGTTATAGGCCGCGCTCGCACCATCCCCAGTGCTTTTCGCCACCGCAATATACAAGCCGAAGTTATACTGGTTACTCACAGTCACATTGCCCAGGATATCCTCATTGCGGCTGATCTCTACCAGCCCACCCGGCCGCAGGCTTTTGCTGCCCGGGATGCTGTCCAGATAGTCCACCAACATGTTGGCGGCCAGATCATACCCGGGATAGGTCCCAAGCCACTCCCTCAGCCGGTCCAGATCGCTTTTTTTGTTCATCCATTACCCTCCCTTACTCCTGATATACCTCTGTACATCTGCAGCCATGGCAGGGCCTTCGGCCGTGGAAAGTGCGCGATCCCAGAAGGGGCCGGCTTTCGGATTTTTGGTTTTTGTGTAGTCCAGCGGACGAGATACCACATGTTTGGTTTCCCCCTTGCGTGCCCAGGGGCTTCCGGTCACATCGCTGACCATAAGCTTACCGTTGAAGAGAAATCGTGCGGAAGGTGTATCCGTGACAATCAAGGGCTTTCGGATATTGGTCTGCGCCGCCGTCACCTTGATGGTCATACCGCTCTGATATGGCATGTACCGAACAATGCGCCGCAGCACGTTCTGGGTGTGAAACATCTGCACATCACCGCTGGAATCAAGCCCTTTGTCCTTCAGGATCTGCTGAACACTGTGCATCTCCAGATACGCCACTGTCCCATCCGGCAGGCGGAAAAGCTGTTTCTTATTCGCCATATCAACCACCCGCCTCAATATGGCACACCGCAGCGTTCCAGTATTTCACATCCACATCCTTGACCACAACCAGCCCCGGCACACTGGCCGGGATAAATTTCCCCCAGTCCGTCAGATCAGAAATCTCCGGGCCATCGCCCAGAAACACCTTGTCCCCGGCCGCCAAAGAAAACACTGGTTGGTCTGTGCCAAGAGGCTGCGCCGCTGCCATATCCACCCACACCGGACGGCCGTCCCATCCGGACGGAAGAACAAGCAAGAAACTGTTTGTCTCCTGCCTGCCGATTTTGTCCACGGTCTGCACCTTCTTGGCGTCAAAAAATGCACCGCGAAACAGGGTTCGGGTGCATTGAAAACCGTTTTTTAAATCTGCATGGTACAACGTGACAGTCTGGTTACACAGGCTGTAATCCACCGGCGGGCCGGGTCTTACTCTGAACATATCACCATCCCCTTTCGGTCCCACGGTAAATATCCAGATAGAGCTGGGCACAGCGGTAGAGCTCGCGATTCTGGGCGGCCGGACTCAGATCCGGCTGCGCGCCCTGCGCCCGGCTGCTGCTCACGCTGCCAACGCTCACGCTGGCTGCCGCACCGCCGTTTCGCGCCCAGTCGAAATAGTACAGCGCATCGATCATGGCACACAGGGCCATCTGTTCGCTGTTTTCGGCTGTATCCGTTACCCGGTAGATGCGCTTGTAGCGTTCCAGATGAGCCGAAGCGTCTAGATCGGAAGAGCACACGTCTGAACTCCAGTCACCC